AACACCAACATAAAGGTAGAATACATGGACAAATGCATCCATTGCGTAGTGACTCTGGTGGTACAGTAAGTGGAAGATTTAGTTATAGCACCCCGAATCTACAACAAGTGCCTGCTCGTGATCCTGAACTTGGACCAATGGTACGTGGTTTATTTTTACCCGAAGAAGATAGTGTTTGGGGTGCTTATGATTATTCACAACAAGAACCTAGACTCACAGTACACTATGCTTCTAAGTTAAAATTGCCTGGATCTGATGAAGCAGTGTCTGCATATCGAGATGATAATGCAGACTTTCATCAAATAGTAGCTGATATGGCAGGTATTTCTAGAAAAGACGCTAAAGTTATAAATCTATCGTTAAGTTATGGTATGGGTAAAAATAAATTAATTCGCGAACTAGGTATTAATGATTTAGAAGCAGAAGCGTTGTTCAATAGTTATCATACTAAAGTACCTTTTATTAAAGAATTAGCGTTGTCTTGTTCTCGTAAAGCTGAAAATTTAGGATATATAACGACATTACTTGGTAGAAAGTGTAGATTTGAAATGTATGAACCAAGAAACGAAAAAGTTGTGCCTTTACCTTACGCAGAAGCACATAAAGAATATGGTGATAATATTCGTAGAGCGTACACTTATAGAGCCTTAAATAGATTAATACAAGGTAGTGCTGCAGATATGACAAAACAAGCTATGCTAGATTTATGGAAAGAAGGTATCATACCTCATATTCAAGTTCATGATGAACTAGATATATCCGTAACAAATAAAGAAGAAAGTAGAAAGATTGTGGCGATAATGGAAAACTGTGTTGACACAGTAGTGCCATCAAAAGTAGATGCCGAAATAGGATCTACTTGGGGCAATGCTGTAGTTGATCACAACAAATTTTGGAGCAATTAATGCAAGGTATAGACGAAGAACAAGCAACTATTTATGCAAGTCGTAATGATGAAATATATGAACTATATAAATCAGGCATGACATTAGAAAAAATCGGAGAAAAATTTGATATTACTAAACAACGTGTCCATCAAATTATTCGAAGATGTAAAATTGGCGATGGTGATTATTATGATGCACAACGTATAGAAAAAGATAAATTAGCTGATGATGATTATTATGATTGGTTATTTACAAAAGGCATAAAACAAATAAATAAAAAATAGTCCTTTACTTTTGAAGTAAATAGGAACATGATAGCCATATCTATATCGGCTTGTTGATTAAACGATATAAAACTTAAAGATAATCAAACTTCTTATAAAGATTAAAAACGAAAAAGGTTTACGTTAGTTTCTTTAAAAGATTAAAGTTCAAAAGTCGTGAAAGTATGTGGGTTCAAATCCCACCTAGCCGAGTGGGTTAGTAGCTGAAATGGTTAAACTTTCTGAAATGTTTGTTTGATAAAGTAAACAAAGCATAAGACTTATTGTAATTCGTAGAGTCATGTGAGTAAGCATGTGGTGAGAGTCCTTCCTAACCGAAGGGTCGTTCCTTGTTTTAGGAATACTCAATAAAACCAATAACTACTTCACTATCCTGATTTAACTATTGCCGTATTTTGTTCGTCTCCTTGTAAAGATTGGAGACCGTGGGTCGAACCACTGAATGAAATAGAGGAACACGGAATGGTAAATGTGTTGACGTTAATATCTAGTGTAATCTGTACTAGAAAGTTATCATGTTTAAGATGTGTTCGGAAAGTTAATGGTCTTAATTGCTAAAGGGGACTTGACATGGAAACTAATGAGGGCATCTGGTGGTAAAAAAATCAGATTTTATTGTACTCCTATTAGGATAAGAGATTATCAACCTAATTCAAGTAGTGGTGATATACGGGGTCAAGGTGAAAGATTAAACCTTGGGTATGAGATATTGAATGTGTGTGGAGAAATGGTAAAAAAACAGAGACGAGACTCAGCGTTTACCATGGAAGTAGTCGGAAGAACGATAGATATTCCGAGCATTTTTCGGCAATGTCAATATACAGAGTATGTGAATAAGTTATAAGTGTGAGTTGAAATTGATAAAAATTTAGATGCCTGATGGCACTTTATATTGGATTCTTGGTGAATAAGAGAATATCGTCGTCCAATATTTAGTAGGTAGTTTATACAGCAGTCACGATGGGGTGGAAACAGTTGTTGCAACAACCGAGTACACCTTACCGAACTTTAATCCTTTAAAAAATTTAAGAAATAGTCCTTTACTTTTAATGCGTTATTGACTATCATACTCGTAAGTTTAATTAAGAAAGGAGAAAATATATGAAGATACAAAAATTAAATTTTGATGAGATGCTTGCTAAGTTTAAACAAGATAATCCTAACTATAGCCGAACACCTAGTTCAGAATATTCTTCTGGTCGTATGGGTGGTTGGCTATTAAAAGATGCTAATAATAAATATATTGGCTTTGCTAGTTATTTAAGTGGGTATCAATTAGTAGATATTGTAGAAACAGATAGTAAGAACGTTAAAAAGATTAAAGGGTATTCTGAAAACGAGGTTGCTAAATGACTTACGAATTGTTATTGATAAAACCTAACGGTGAAGAAAAAACAGTAACATACGAAAACGAACCTAAACTCGATGAATATCAAGCAATGGTTGGTGGTAATATCGAGTTTGTTAATTTAAAATTTAATGGTAAACGTAAAGATGGTATAGTAAACGAAGAAGGATTAATAAAACGTTTACCTATAAACCATAGAGCAACAAAAATGTACCAAGAACAAAATGGTTTTAGTAGTGCTCCTATCGTAGGAACAGTCGTCGTATTAAAAAATTATTTATTATCATGAATTGGGGTTGGGAAGATAAACGTACAGATTTTGATCGTTATGTTGATGTTTTATTTACAGAATATTTAATGGAGAAGAGAGCGTATAACGAAAAAGCTGATGATCGAAAAACTTGGGAAAACGCTAACAAAGAATTTATTAAAAGAGAATATTCTAAACGTTACCTTTAGCATCTACAATAGTTTTACACCACCAATATAATTCACCTTCATCGAGAGTGTGTTTTAAATAATTAACTCGTACACAAACAAGTTGTATATTTGAACGGATATATGGTTTAAGATTATCTATTCTATCTATAGAAGCATTAAAATGTTTATTACCTTCGGATAAATGATAAGTCATGTTTAGTCCACTAATCGCACATTTACCTTGTTGTTCGTCCCATAATTTATAAACATCGTTTATATCTATTTCCCATTTAATACCATCTTTCGCTCTACCATGTTTTAATTTAGCAAATGATTGACTTAAAAAACTATATGGCGAACGACTGGTGATATTCTTTCTAGAAGTTTGTAAACAATCTTTACATATTGTCCTATGATAACTGCCTTTTGAATTTATGTTTTTGGAGAAGTTAGATATATCTAAAACTTTTTTGCAAGTTTTACAAGTACGTTTCATAATGGTCTGCCGATAAAAGAATTATGGGTGGTAAAAAAAGATCGAGCAACCCCTTTACTTTTTTGCACAATCAAGTATCATTCTCTGCAGGTTTGTAATTTTAACTAAGAAAGGAGAAAATATATGACAAATCCATACAATAAAAACTTATCAACAATCTTTAAAACTCTGCGTAAAGCTGTTGATGGTAATTCAAATGCAGAGCAAGCACTGAAACTTTTATCAGAACACGTAAGACGTAAAACTCCTAGGAGTAGAGCGACTCGTGATTATGGTATTTACGAGCAAGATGTAGTTTTTCAATCTGCTGATTATTTAGCAGAAGAACGTGTACCTCGTTCTAAAAACATTCATCAAGTTATCGAAGCAATCGGTACTAAAGGCAGAACAGTAAGTGTCCTTAAAAAAGAACTTGGTATTTGTGAAGCTGATTTTGCATATTATCAAAAATGGGGATATATCACTATCGAAAAAGACGAAAGTCTTCCTGAGGTATTTGAATAATGGAACTTGATCTTTTAACGACAGAAAAAACTAAACAACGCATCCTAGACAATTTAAAGTTTAGGACTGCGTTACATCACCAAAAACGAATATTGTTAGATTCTGTAGAATTATATTTTAGGGCAGTAACTTACA